TTTCGGACATTATTGTTTGGGCGTCCCCTCTCGTGGGAGCTTTTGCCCTTTATTTCGCTCACGAGGCGTTTACGTCAATCAAAGAGGACATAAAGGACTTGCGCGACAGACAAGTCCGGACCCGCGAGGACATGGCCGAAATCAAGTCGTCGGTTTCCTCCGTCGGCGACCATGTCCGTTCGGTTTCGCAAACGCTCGACGCAACCGCCGACAGTGTCCGACGCATTGACGACCGCTCGGGCAATACAAAAGAGATGCAAATTTTCGTTCGAGAAATCAAAAACAAATTGAAAGAGCATGAGGACAATTACGGGAAAGTGATTTTGGTCTTAAAAAAAGTTGTCGCTATTTTGCACTCGAAAAACCAACCGCCGCCCCAACAATAACTCCAGTCAAAAACCAATTCCAAACATTCGGACGACGAAAATTGTTTTCGATTTTCTCTTGTCTCATTCCCTCAACTTGCTTTGATAAAACGGCGACGTCCGTTCGCAACAAATGGAGCTCAAACTCATTTTCGACATACGTCCGGTATGTTTTTTCCGGCACCAATACGCCCGAAAACGGCGCAGGATTTCCGACTTTAATCACTCTGTCCGTCGCGTTTGCGGTTAACGAGCTCGTCAAGAGACTTGCGCTCAATATCATTTTTAATTTTAAGACGACGAGCCGAGAGCTCCAAAAGTTTGTCTTTGATCTCATAAGACTCGCGCTCCTCTTGGGTTTGCTCAATCTTTCGACCAAGCCAAAAGTTTTTTCCAATTAAACCCAAAGTTAAAATTGACAAAAGGGCAATTACAATTTCCATTGAGTCAATGTAACATTTAACCGACAAGACGTTAAACGCATTTCAGCGACAGGACTTTCGACTAATGGCAAGAGGCGACGGAAACGGGAAAAATGGTCGACCGAGAAAACCGATTGACCCCGATATGCTTGTGCGTTTCCTCGAAGTCTATCCAACAAAACAACAAACCGCGAATTTTTTTGATTGCTCTCCGGAGCATATTGAAAATGAAATTGACCGTTTGTTCGGTTGCAGTTTTTCCGCACTGCGAGAGAGAGAGTCTCAAGGTATAAAAAGGGCTCTCATGTCGTGGTGTTTGCGTTACGCAAAAGCGGGCAATCATAACTTAATTATGTTTGCGATGAAAAACGTCAACGGTTGGTCGGACAAACCAGAGGTTGAGCAAAACACAAATCAAGTGATTGAGCTCCGTTACTCAATCAAAAACGTAAATCAAAAACCAGACGACGAGAGCGACAACAATGAGCAACGACAACTCGCAGAGGGAAAGTCCGGACGAGAGGGAAAAACGTCAAAATGAGTTTTGGAAAAAACTCATTTGGGAGTTGACCTCTTGTGACGAGGCGACCGAAGTTTTTCCGGAAATGCTCGAGTGTCCGGTTTGCGGAAACAAGGCCGAGAAAATCGAAATGAGTGACGAGTTTGTTTTGGTGCATAAATCTTTTGAGGAGTTGGTCAACTAATGGAAATAGTTTCGTCGACTCCGAATGTCGCAGAGTTTGAGCCGCTCCCAAAACAACTCGAAGTCTTGCAACTCATTCGAGGCGAGCTCGACCCAGACCTTGGCACTCACGAGATTTTGCTTTCGGGCTCGGTCGGGTCTGCGAAATCAATTCTCGTCGCTCACTTGGCGGTCACTCATTGTCTGCAATTCCCGAATGCGAATTTCGGAATTGGTCGCCTTGCATTGCCAGACTTGAAAGAGACGTTATGCAAAAAAATCCGCGAGCATCTTTACGGCGTTGGAATTGACTATCGTTACTCGGAGACGACGGGCGACTTTAAGTTTTCAAACGGCTCAAAGATTGAGGCCGTAAGTTGGGCCGACGGCAACCTTGCAAAACTCGGCTCTCACGAGTATTCGGCTTTTGCCATTGAGGAGCTCACGGAAAACAAAGAGTCGGATTTTTACGACGTGATTTTGCAACGGACAAACCGCTTGCCGCATTGCCATGAGCCGTTTGTAATTTCGGCAACCAACCCAAACTCGCCTCGACATTGGGCGTACAAAAAATTGATTGAGTCCAAGAGCGAGCGCGTCTCGACTTTTTTCTCAAACACGTTCGACAACCCATACTTGCCAAAAAGTTACATTGACTCGTTGATTGAGCGACTCGACCCGAAAATGGCGCGTCGAATGGTTTGGGGCGAGTGGATTGAGATTGACCAAGAGCGCGTCTATTATTCCTATGAACACGAGTTCAATTTCAAAAAACAAAAGTACAATTTTGACGAGCGTTTACCTCTTAGACTTCACTTTGATTTTAACATTGGCGAGGGCAAGCCGCTCTCAATGGTTTGCTCGCAGTTCAAACAAGAGCGGTCGGACGAAATGGGCGAATGGCATTTTTTCAGCGAGGTAATTGTCGACGGACAACGGACCAAAGATTGTCTTGAGGAGGCCGAGAGTCGAGGGTTGCTCGAGCATGGTCCGTCAATCATAGTTCACGGCGACGCATCGGGACGCAACCGCGACACTCGTAGCATTGCGTCCGACTATGATATTATTGAAAACTTTCTTTCAAACTTTCGTCGCAAAAACGGCCAGAGGGTCAACTTTAAGATTGCAGTCCCGAGAGCCAATCCGGCATTGCGAGAGCGACACAACGTCTCCAACGCTTATATGCTCAACGCTCTTGGACAACGCCGTCTTTTTGTTTACGAGGACGCGCCGACTTTGGACGAGGGTTTCCGATTGACGTCACTCAAAAAGGGCGGACAATATTTGGAGGACGATAAACCGAGGTATCAACATTGCACAACGGCCGCGACTTATGGAATTCTCGACGAATGGTTTGAAATTCAGTCAAGAAAAAACACGGGCGTTTTCAGCTATAGGGGTTAACAGTGACAGACATTTTAAACATTGAGGTCCGAAGGAAAATCATTGCAGACATTTTTTCGGAGGAAAACAAGCGGCGGAAAGTTGACTCTTTCAAACGTCTCGACATTTACAAAAAAAATCAACGCAAATACATTCTCGAGCGCATTCAAAAAGATTTGTCGCCCGAGACGATTGCGAATATGCGGACGTTTACGTCGATCAATTTCACTCAGAAAATTATTAACGCCAAGGCTTCGGTTTACAAAAATCCTCCGACTCGGCATTTTGTCGACGCAAGCGAGAGAGAAAAACAACAACTCGACAACCTTTACAAGTACGCAAAAGCAAACGTCCAACTTAAAAAAAGCAATCGAATTTATAAACTCGAGGACCAAGCAACGGTCCAAGTTTTGCCAAAGGACGGGCTCATTCATTTGCGAGTTTTGGCTCCGCATCACTTCGACGTTGTCCCTCGCGCTGATATGCCGGACACGGCCGAAGTTTACATTCTCTCAGGTTTCAACAAGCAAGACGCTTACCAAGACACTCAAAGCGCCGAGACTTGGGACTCGCAGTCGAGAGGCTCGACAACAATGGCGGGCTATTACGACCATTTAAACCAAAAAATTGCCGACCGTGACGACTATTTCAAGAGCCTCAACTATTTTGTTTTTTGGACGAAAGACTTTCATTTTGCAACCAACCGCTCGGGTCAAATTTTGAATGCGAGCGGAGAGCCTTACCTTGGGCAAGTGCCGCCCGAGGAGTTGGTCAATCCGATTGGAAAGTTGCCGTTTGTTGATTTGGTTGCGGAAAGAGATTTCGAATATTGGGCTCAAACGGGCTCGAATGTTACCGATTTACAGTTGGACCTTGGAGCGCAAATTTCAGACACTTGCGACGTCAACTTTCGACAAGGCTACAGCCAAGCCATTCTCTCGGCGACCGAGGCACCGAAGTCAATGCAGATTGGCCCTCACACGTTGTTGTTTTTGAAAAAAGACCCTCGAGGCGACGCGGCCGCGCAACCTGAATTTGCGTTTGCAACTCCGTCTCCGGACTTGGCGAGCTCAATTCGGTTGACTGAAATGTTGCTTGCAATGGGGCTCACGAGCGAGGGACTTGACTCAAGTATGATTGCAACGGGTCCAAACTCTCAAGGTGCAACGGCGTACACAAGCGGTTACGAAAGATTGCTTTCTCAGATTGAGGAGTTTTCAGCGAGCCAAGACGACATCGAATTGTTTGAGTCGGCCGAGGAGGAGTTGTTTGACTTGCTCCGTCGTTGGTCGAATGCATTGCAAAATGTCACTGGCCCCCTTGAGCTCCGTCCGGAATTGAAAAACGGAATTGTCGGAGAGAATGTCAAACTCAACGTGTCGTTCAAAACTCCGCAAATGATTCAAAGTCAAAGCGAGAAAGAGGACTCGGCAATCAAGAAAATCGAGGCCGGACTCATGTCTCGCAAAATGGCCGTGATGGACATTTACGACGTCGACAAGGACAAGGCCGAGGAAATCATTCAAGAGATTGACAAAGAGTTGTCTGGCTCAAATGACGACGACGACGACGTTGAAACTCCAAACGAGGAAACAACGGTTGAGGACGAGAGCGACGAGGAGCAAGCGTAACAAATGGCGGACGAATGGAGTCGAGACATTTCAGACCGAACGAGCGTTTCGCTCGAGGTTGACTTGCCGGAGCTCTTTCCGGGCCGATTGGTGCCGGACTCCTCTCGACTTCGCGAGGCCATTGGGCAAGAGGTAATTGACATTATTCGCGAGCGGACCCAAGACAAACAACGCTCTTGGACGGGCTCGAGTTTCAAAAAATATTCCGACGAGTATGCTGAGAGTATTGAATTCAAAGCCGAGGGCAAGTCGCAAGACGAGCCCAACTTGACTCAAAGCGGAGATATGCTCGGGCTCTTGACAGTGCTCGACTCGGGCGACCCCGGAAAAATCAAAGTTGGTTGGACCGACACTCTCCAAAGCAAAAAGGCTCACGGTCACATTACCGGAGCGGTCGGAGTCAAACGAGATTTTCTCGGGCTTACCAACGAGGAGCTCCGACGCATTCGAGCGAAGTTTGCGGACGAGCTCGAGTCCGCCCCTGCGACGACTGCGGTCAATCCGGCCGAGAGGTCGCAGAGTTTCCTTGAGGGCCGCGTTTCGATTGCTCGGCAATCATTGTCTCAAGTGATTGACATTTTCTTTGGTCCAGAGGACGAGGGCTTTTGAATGGCGAAAGGGAAAGTGAGTTACAAGGTCAAAAACCTCGACTCGGTTTTCAACGCCGTTCGTTCAATTTATTCGGACTTAACTCAAGAGCGCGAGGAGCTCGAGAAAATTGCGAAGTTTGCTCGGGACCGTATTGTTGCCGAGACTCGTAAAGGTAAAGACTTGACCAAAAACGGAGACAAGCAACCGGAGTTGTCGGAGTCTTACATTGCATGGCGGAGGAGTTTGGCCAATCGCAACCGAGCATTGGACCGGGCCGCAGAGGGCTCGCAGAAAAAAAGGGACCAAGCCCTTGCAATGAAAATCACGGAGCGGACTCCGTCGCCCGACTCGACGTTTTTCAAACCTGCAAAATCGAATTTGACATTGACCGGGCAACTTTTGAACTCGATTGAATACGAGGTCAAGATCGACAAAAAGACAATCATTATTGAGCCCAAGGGTCAAAGGGACGACGGAAAATCAAACAAAGAGGTTGCCGAGGAGCTCGCAACACGAAAGACTAGTCTCGCGCCGGACGGTCGAAAGTTTTTGGGACTCGACGAGCGCGGATTTCAACGAATACGAAACTTGATCGTCGAAGCAATTCGACGTCTTGCTTTGAAAAAAGGTTTGTAAACAACTAAACGGAGGCGTTAAAATGTCCGATGAATCAATGGTTGGCGGTGCCAACGCCGAGGCGAGCGGTGCTCAAGGCGGAGCAAATTCCAAAGACACAACAAAACAAACAACAAACCCCGATCTTGAACGGGCGTTGAAGGACTTGCATAAATACAAAAGCCAAGTAAAGGAATACGAGTCAAAGTTTTCCGAACTTGAGCAAGGTAAGTTGCTTGCCGAGGGCAAAAAAGACGAGTTGATTTCAACATTGCAAAAACAACTCAACGAGCTCAAAAGCAAAAGCAGCGAAATGCAAAAAACTTACGCTTGGGACAAGGTGCAGGGTTGGTTGAAAACCAAAGCCGCAACGAGCGGAATAATTGGCGAGGGCGGTGCCGTCGACAAATTCGTTTCGTTGGTCGACTTTAAAGGGAAAAATCCGTTTCGTGACGACGCGACTTTCCAACTTGAGGAAACTGTTTTGACGCAAGTATTCGAGGACGCAAGAAAGGAAATGCCCTACTTTTTTGGCAAGCCGAGTCCGAGTGTCAAAGACGTTGTCCCCAATGGAGGAGCGATTGAGGGCGGAGTTGATTTTTCAAAAATGTCTCTGGACCAAATGAAAGAATGGGCGAGGAATAATCCTCGCGGATAAAAAAATCTTTAACCTTAAATTAGGAGTTTGAAACATGGCAGATGTAATTACAGGTAACCCGCAGTTGACCGCAACAAAAATGGCAGCGATTGCGGCCGCCGCTCAAAAGAGTTTGGCGTTTGCAGCGAAATTGCCCCCTCTTTTTACCGACCTTTCGTTTTTGGTTGGCAAGGGAATGAAGTCCCTCGAAGTGCCAAAGTTGACCGAGTTTACTGCGGTTAACCGAAACACTCAAACCCCGGCCGATGCAAGCGCATTGACTGCGACGGGCGACCTTATGTTGCTCAACAAAGTGCCGCATATCAATTTCATTATTGACCCTCAAGACGAAATTCAATCTCGCCTTGACGTTCAAATTGAGTTCGCTTCTCGAGCGGCCGCAAGTATGGGTCGTTTCGTCGACAGTGCTTTGGTGACTGAATTGTTTTCAGTTGGCGAGGCAATTGGCGCGGCGGGTGACATTTCAAAAACTTGGGTCCTTGACGCTCGCGAATATCTCGAGGGAAACAACGCCGATATGGACAGTTTGGCCCTTGTTGTTGCGGCCGATCAACACCGCGTCCTCTTGGGCATTGACGACTTTGTTCGTTACGACTCAACTGGAGTTGCGGCCGCCGCAATTGTAACGGGAATGATTGGCCGAATTTACGGCGTCCCCGTTGTATTGAGCAACGCGCTTGCCGCTCAAAAATATGCAATGGTTGAGAAGTCTGGCCTTGCTTACGCGTTTCAACGTCAACCGCAAGTTGGTATTGAGAGCGACGTCAAGTATGGACCAACTGCGCAGCGTTGGGCAATTGAGGCTCAATTCGGCGTTAAGGGAATGCAGATTGACGTTGGCTCTGCGAGCCTTGGCAAGTCTGCGCTCCTCGCAATCGACGCAAACCCATAACTTTTTGGGTCTGAAGTTTGAGCGCACGTTCAACACTCATTCCCGATTTTTTAAAGGCTCGGAGTCCGCAAGGGCTCCGACGTCTCATGTTTCAAAGAAATTTGAAAGACGGAAAACAATACTCCTATTTTTCGATTGAATTTGTTTCGGACCCGAACGGCGGTTACTGGGTTGCATGGTATTACCGAGACTTGCGAGACAACTTCAATGGACAAATCGAAGAAATAATTTCCGAGGGCGGTGCAAATGAGTGACGCCTACGTCCCAAAACAATCGGTTGACGACCGAGAGTTTCGAAAGTTTAAACCCGACCAAAACGGAGACGTTGCGGTCAATGTTGTTTCCGATAAAATTGAGGGCTTGCTTGAGGACATTGCGGACAATACGGGCGGAGCATCTTCGTCGTCTCAAGACACATTGCAGTTTGAGGGCTCGGTTGGGACAGCTCCAATCAATTTGCCGAGTGCATCGGGCGGAGAGATCACTCAAGTAATTTTCTCATGTCGAGTTCAAACTCCGTCTAGCAAAAGGCTTTTGTTTTCAGTCGACGGAGGCTCGACATTTTTCACATTGTCGCCGGGCTCAATGGTTGGTTGGGAGCCGAAAGACATTCAGCAAGTCCAAGTAAAGGGAAATGTTGCGGGCGTTTTGTACGACGTTTTAATAAATCGGAGGACTCCATAAATGGCAATACCTCCGTTTACATCGGTCCCAATTGCGGGCGTAATTCCATTCGACAATTCGAGCAATGGCTTTGTTTCCGAGGACGTTCAAAGCGCAATTGAGGAGGCTCTCAATGGAGAGTCGGACGACAATTTTTCGCATCGAGTAATTTCCGACGGACAAACTGTTTTAATTAAAACGGGTCAACAAATGCTCCTCGTTGGAAATTTAATTGTTGAGGGCACGTTCATTGTTGACGGACAAATGATTGACGACGAGTTCGTTGACGAGGAAAATTTTTCTCATAAGCGAATATTTGAAAACCGCAAGGTCAAAGTGCCGAGCGGTCAACAAATGATTGTTGACGGAAACATGATTGTCGAGGGCTCTTTAATTCTTGAGGGCTCTTTGTCGGTAATAAACGACGAAGAAAATCAAGACACGTTGACCCCTTACATTATTGATTTTGGGAAAGTTTATAAAATAAAAAGTCGCAGAGAATTTTTTCTCGCAACTCAACTTTACAACGAGGGCTCTCTGATAAACGAGGGTCGAATGGTTATTGGAGGATAGCAAATGAGTGACGGAGCAATAAGACTCAAAACGGTTTCTGCGGCGGATTTGCCAACTCCTCCGGCGAGTAGGCTTTGGTTATTTTTTGACTCTGACAATGCCGATCATTTTTCGGCAAAAGACGACTCCGGCACTGTAATTGATTTGCAGAGTGCTCTCAATTACACGGACGAGAGAGCTCAAGATGCGGTCGGAAATATTTTGGACAATACCGCAGACATCACTTTTAACTATGACGATGCGGGAAATTCAATAACTGCGCTTTTGACGACGACCGGAGTTGTTGCAGGACTCTATGGCTCGGCAAATTCGGTTGCTCAAGTGACGGTTGACAACAAGGGCCGATTGACTTTGGCCGCATCGGTGCCGATTGCAATTACTTCGACTCAAGTCACGGACTTTCAAGAGGCCGTCCAAGACGCGGCATTGCCAGCATTTCAAGACACGGCGTCGATTGATTTTACTTACAACGACGTTGCAAATGAGATTTCAGCGCAAGTAATTCCGGGCGGCGTTGACCATAATTCATTGCAAAACTTTGTTGCAAGTGAGCACTTAGATCATTCGTCAATTCAAGTTGCAACTCCAGGGTTGAGCGGGTTGGCGGGTGGCGGAGATTTGACCGCGACTCGAAATTTGTCTTTGGACATAAATAATTTAACGGCTCAAACTGCGTTTCAAAGGGTGCCAACAACCGCATTGGTTTCGTATTACGACACGACATTGCTCGCCCATAGAAAGGCAACAAAGGCTCAATTGCTTGCTCGCAATCCGGATATTTTACACAACGAATGGTCTGACTTTATTATCACAACTCTTGGCGGTTTGACGGCCCTGCAAGCTGGCTCGGGCGCAAGTGCTCAGGCCGGGACTTATGGTCAAGACAACGCAGAAAATGCCAAAGGAGTTGTTCAATACGACACTGGGTCAACCTCAACTGGACGAGCGGGAATTGGTAGTTCGACTGCAAAACCAATGTTTTTGCAAACATCTGATTTTTACCGTTTGCAATTCCGAGCGGCGGCCGAGACTTTGTCGGTTACTGGAGTTGAGGCTTATTCTTGGTATCCTTGCGCATTTACATCGGCAACTGCGTCAAATGGTTTTGGAAACAATTTTGCTGGCTTTTTTTACCGAGAGGACGAAAACGGAGGCCGCTTGCAATTCATTGTTGTTGCCGGAGGTATTTTACAAGCATCGGTTGACACCGGATTTCCTCTGGATATTGACTATCATATTTACGAGGTCACTCTTGACGGAGCGGCCGCAATTGCTCGCGGATACATTGACGGAAATTTGGTTGCGACAGTAAGCTCCGGAGTTTTTTCTGGACCGACAGAGACTTTTGGTTTTGTTTCAAAGGCAGAAAAACGGATTGGGGCAACACAGAGAAGTTTTAACGTCGACTGGTATAACTTTGAATACTACAGAAATTCAGCGAGGTAAAAAATGGCAACAATGCAGCAAATTGCGGACACCATTTCAAACAAAGAATTTGCTCAAAATCTTTTGATTGATTTTCGTCAAATGAATTTGGATGCCGGAATAAATGCGCAACAAGCTCTTTGGTTGCATCACAGGTCAAGAGCTCTTGAGGTTTCGATTGGCGGTCAAACAATGGTCGTCGACGTTTTAAATATGGCAATGGTTGGAGACGTTGAGGCGGCTTTTGTTGCTTTGTCAAACTGCACTCCGGACGATATGTCTCAACCTTACCATTGGTTTAACGCTGAGAGAGTGAATTGGTTAAAAGATAAAATTGCGCAACAAATGGGTTGGGCGTGAGAAAAATTTTTATTGGTTTTTCAAAGCCAAAAAATAAATTGTTTCCAATTTTCTCTTGGGCAATTCGGGCCTTTGAGCAAACGAAATTTTCTCACGTTTACGTTCGGCACCAAACCAAGTACGGAATTGAAATTGTTTACCAAGCCTCGGGGACTCAAGTTAACTTTGAAAACGGAGACGTTTTTTTAAACAAAGCCGAGGTCGTGAGAGAGTTTGAGTTTGAGATTTCCGACGAGGCTTTTGACCGTTATATGTTTTTTGCACTCAAAAATGTCGGCAAGCCATACAGCGTTTTGCAGGTTTTTGGCATTGCACTTTTTTCTTTATTTGATTTGAAAAAAAATCCGTTTTCAAACGGGTCCAAGTATTACGTTTGCTCGGAGCTCGTGAGCGAAATTCTTTATGAGATTGGTCGATTTCGTTACGACCGAAATGTTTTTGACAAGTTGACGCCAAAAAGTTTGTTTGAGTTTTGCCTCAAACACTCGGGCGAGGGGGCGAAATGATTTTTCCGGTAATTGAATGCGACGACATTGTCCAAGTAAACGACAAGTTTCGAATTCTCGCAGACAAAACATACAAAACGCCCGACGAGGCCGCTTGGACAAAAGTTGAAATTGAGCCCGAAACGGGAATTGGTTTCATTGACGTAACGGGCGACCTTACAAAACCAAAGCCCGAGAAAAATTGGTTTCTCGATTTTCAATACGACGCGGCCGGAGCGAAAACCGTGACTCTCAGAGTGACGATTGGGCTCAATGTCGTCACCGAAACGAAACAAGTTGTCGTCTTGACCGAGGCGGCGGACAATCTTTTTTCAAACGACAATTTATTAAAGGAAATTCAAGAGGACGTTTTCAGGTTTTTGCCAGAGGGTCGCTCGAGTTTTAAATATAAACACCGGGCCGCGCAAAATTTCATTCTCGATTGGCTTTGGAATAACGGATATTACAAGTCGATTGGAAACGGAATTGAGCCCTATACAAAAGCCGACGTCGTTGACATTGAATACATTTCGGATTGGGCGACCTACGTTGTTTTGCGAATGCTATACGAGAGCAACCAAAGCCAAGGCGGGGACATTTTCCGGCAAAAAGCGAGCGACTTTATGAATTCTGAGGAGCGAGCTCGAGAAAAATTCATTCTCAAAATTGACACGGACGGCGACGGAGAGCTCTCAATCAACGAGGGCGAGCAAGTCACAAGCCGCCGACTCATAAGGGTTTAAAAAATGGGTTTGAGCTCAATAAAACCTTGGTTTCGATTGCGTCTTGAGTTGCTCGGGTTTCACGAGCACGTTGACGGTTTCAATACTGACAACCTTGGCGAAATCATTCTTGACCGGGCGTATCACGTTCGGCCCGTAACAATAAACGGCGGGCCAATCAATCACACGGACCAAAGGACGGCAACGGACGTTGAGGTCCGAGTCTTTTTTAAGGGCGGTCGGAATGCGAGCGAGGCAATTGACGAGGCAATCATTGGGGTTGAGCAAATTGTCAAAGAGTGTTGCAATATAAAAAATCGAACGAGCGACGGTTTGCTCAATGTTATTTTTCAGAGGGCGGAGATTGAGCCACGTTCGACCGACAACGACAATTCTGTTTTGGTCACGTTTGATTTTACCGTTCAAGTTTTATTGGGCGTTGAGGAAAATTGTTGAGGGCAACAAGGGCAAATTGGGCAAAAAACTTTTTTAAGAGGAGAATTTAAAAATGAGTTGTACAAACGCAGTTTCGAATATTGTTATTGAGCCCGTCGACCTTTATTGGGGCTCGCAGCATCGAGTTTGTTTTCAGTTGGTTGACGACGTTTCCGGCTCTCTTGGCGGAGACTATTTCACATTTTCAACCCCGACAAAAAAGGGTTACATTTGGTTAAGCACGGGCGCAAGCATTGACCCGGCCCCTGCGGGCTTTGAGGAGTTTGCGGAGGTTTTGATAAACAACAACGACACGGCCGAAACGATTGCCGGACTTGTCGCGGCGGCACTCAACTCCGTTTCGGCAACGATTGGCGTTCACGCTCTTGCATCGGACTCTCATTTAATTATTGAGGCAAAAGCAATGGGCGAGGTTTTGGCCGCCGCAACCGTTGGGACAAGCGGTTTCACGTTGACCATTCAAAAAGAGGGCTCGCTCCTCGCAATGGGTTACACGGACGGAAACGTCGAAATTGGGACCGAGCTCGGACTCTTTGACGTAACCGCTCACCAAACGGGCTCGGAGCTCTTGGGCCAATTGGTCACGGGCTCAACCGTTGGACCGATTTCGGTTGTCTTGAAAGAGACGGTCGCCGCTCGCCTCAAAGAATTCATTGAGGTTTACGGTCAAAGTTATTTGCCCGCCGGAGGGACCGAGGTTTCGGGTTGGGGCGCATTGGCCGGGTCAAAACAATTTTCAAACATTGCGACACTTGGTCGCAAACTTGTTTTGCATCCGACCAAAAACGACATTGACGACGTAAGCGGAGACATTGCGTTTTGGAATACATTCCCCAACTTGACGCAAATCTTAATTTCCGGAGAGGAAAACCGTTCGTTGACGGTTGATTTCTCGGTTTACTTGGACGAGTCTAGGGTCAATCAAGTCTCCAAATTTGTTTACGGGGACCATACCCAAAACTTTTTAAAGTAAGGTGCAAAAATGTTTGAGGTTAAACGAAGCGAAGCGGTCAAGGTTGTAATTTACGGCGAGGAGTTTGCGCTCAAAAAACCGTCCGTGAAAATGATCGAGGCTTACGCGATTGACATTGACAAGGCGTCAAAGGCCGAGCAATTCGCTCGAGCCAAGACGCTTTTGACTGAAATGGGTTTGACTCAAGAGCTCGTCGAGAATTTGGAATTCGACCATTTGCAAGAGCTCATTGAGTTTTTGACCTCGTCAATGGCCAAAGCCGCAAAAAAAAACTGAGCTCGTTTGACCTCAAAATTGCGAGGCTCGTGAGATTTTACGGGCTCTCTCTTTCGGAGGTTTACGAAATGAGTTTCGAGGATGCTTGCAAATGGTTGAATGCGGCGGACGTTTTGGAGTCGCAAGAGACACTTTCAAGTTTCAAATCATCCGACTGGCCTTATTTAAAAAAGCGCGACCGCGAAAAAACGCATCGAGAGTTGCATAAAAAAGCGTTTCCTTTCGAATGGTCAAACTCGGCTCCTCTTTCAATCGAGGACGCAGCGAAAAAACTTTCAGGTTTATCAATTCCAAAAGGGCGGGTTAAGTAATGGCCGAGGGTCAAATTGTTGTTGAGCTCATATTAGACGACGGGCAAATTTTAAAGGCTTTGGGCCGCGTTAAGCAAGAGGCCGACGACGTTAAAAAAGAGCTCGAGGACGACAAGGGCGGCGGTTTTCTTTCGAAAAAAATCGGAGACATTTCGGTTGGCGTTGCGGCTCTCGGAGTTGCGGCGGTCAAAACTTTCGACGCTCTCAAAGACGGTTTGATGAAAGGAATTGACCTTGCGAGACAAGAGCAAGAGTCAATCGACAGACTCTCGTCGGCCCTTGCGGTCAATGGAAAGTTTACCGACGACGCGGTCAAAAGTTTTTCAAATTTTGCGAGCGCATTGCAGGACTCAACGGGCGTTGGGAGTGATTTAATAACTCAAAACGCGGCGCTTTTGGTTTCGATTGGCGACTTGTCTGGACAAGGCCTTGAGCAAGCAACAAAGGCCGCGATTGATTTGGCGAGTGCAACGGGAAAGGACGTAACGAGTGCCTTTCGATTGGTTGCGCAAGCGGCCGAGGGAAACACGGCGGCTCTTAAACGGTTTGGAATTGACGTCGACGAGAATTTGCCAAAGACGCAAAAGTTTTCGTCGGCATTACAACAATTAAATGAAAAATTTGGAGGTCTTGCCGAGGCTCGGACTGACACGTTTGAGGGCTCTTTAAATAAATTAAACTCGGCAATTGACGACGTATTCAAAGCGTTCGGCAATATTATTATTCAAAGCCCGGTTGTGAAAGAGGTTTTTAAAGTTGTCGCAACGGCAATCAAAGGTTTTGCCGACTCAATTACGAATGCGACAAAAGGGAAAGATTTGTTCGGCGACTTTATCAAAGCAACAATTCCAGTCGCTCGCGCAATCAATACTTATTTGGTTGCGCCATTTGAAATTTTCACTCGCGCAGTTATTACGGGCGTCTCAACAATTGCAACGGTAATGCTTGGGCTTGGGACAATATTTTTTCAGGTGCAAAAGTTTTTTATTGATTACATTGTTTCACCGATTGCCGGATTTTTCTCGAATGTTTTGGTTGGTCTTGTTGATTTTGTTTCCGAGGATATGGCGACAAAACTTCGGGGCAGTTTCGATGCAATTGGAAACTATGTCACGGGACTTTCTGAAACAACTGCGTCGGCCGTTGGCTCACTTTACGAGACGAGTTTGGGCGCAACAATCGCGGCCGCAAATAATACTTTCGAGACAAGCGCAACAACTGCAATCGACTCGATTTTGGAAAAAGCGCAAGTCGCGGCGGACCAAGCGGAGAAAACAAGCAATCGTTTAAAAGAGATTTCAAACCAAAACCAAGCCGAAGTCGTTCAAAATGGAATTACATTGGGCGAGGCGTTTACTGCGACACTTGCCGGATTTGACGGCGCTGCAATGCAATTTGCAGAAAATGCGACTGACAATTTTAAAAAAATTGGTGCGTCAATGTTTCAAAGCGTTGGGCAAGCGGCGGGGCAAGCGTTTGCAGCATTCGGAAAGGCTCTCGCAAGCGGAGACAACGCGCTCAAGGCTTTTTTGAATTCAATTCTCGCAAGTTTTGGTCAACTTGCAATTCAACTCGGGACGCAATTTATTTTGCAAGGTATCGCGTACACTTGGGCGAACTATCCGGGCGGACCTCAGTTGATTGCGGCGGGCGCTGCGCTTGCAACTTTCGGCGGAGTCTTGTCGGCTCTTGGCGGAGGCGGAGCAGGGGCCGGGGCCGGAGCGGGGGGCGCTGCGGGCGGGACGGTTTCGTCAATCGAAAATCCGACTGCGAATTTGACTCAACCAATTCCGCAAGAGCCTCAAGAGAAAATTACGATTAACATTCAAGGCGACGTTCTTGACTCGGACGAGACGGGCGGACGCATTATTTCACTTCTCTCGCAGTATGCGGACAAAAATGGAAATGGGGCAATTGTTACATGATTGAAACGCGGAGCTCTTTTTTTTACATTGACCCAATTGACTCGACAAATTTTTATTTGAATTTCGACGAGGGCTCCGGAGAGTTGACGGCCGAAATTTCGGTTGGCTCTTATTCTCATTCGGAATTGGCAAGTCCAGTTGAGGCGGCGCTCAACAATGTCGGCACGTTGACCTATGCGGTTTCGTTTGATCGAAACACGAGACGTTTTTCCATTTCAGCGAGCGGCCCGTTTTCACTTTTGATTGCGACCGGGACGAGTGTCGGAAACGACGCGTTTCCTATTTTGGGTTTCACTGGCCCGGACGTTGGACCCGCGACAAGTTTCACGGGCAATTTGCAAGCCGGGACGGAATACAAACCGCAATTTTGGTTGCAAGACTGGGTTGACCAAGCCGACAATCAAAGAGCCATTTCGCCCTCGGTAAACAAGACGGCGTCCGGACAAGTTGAGGTCGTAAAGTTTGGGACTGAAAAATTTTTCGAGTTTTCCATAATGCTCGCAACGGACATTCCGCAAGGCGAGACAAATTTCATTGAGACGGACCCGAATGGAGTCGCAAACTTGAGGTCGTTTTTGCAGTTTGCAGTTGAGAAAAACAATTTCGAATTTATGCCCGACCGTGACAACAAGGCTCTTTTTTATAAAGTGCTTTTGGAGTCAACCGAGGAGTCTCCGCAGGGGACGGGTTACAAAATCAAAGAGTTGTACGACCGAGGTTTGGCAAATTATTTTGAGTCGGGAAAACTCGTTTTAAGATTGAGGGAGTTATAAAATGGCAATAAGTGACGGGCAACGGGTCCGAGCTCTTGAGTCAAATGCGGCTTGGGCAAGTAAGACGGTCGACAATACTTTTGCAGGAATTCAGACTCTTGCAAACGGCTCGTCGGGTCCAACGATTGCGAACACTCAACAAAAAATCAACGACATTGACGCCGACCTCGTTGTTGCGCAAAACGACATTTCGAATTTGCAAGTCGACCTTGCGGCGGCGGAGACGGACATTGCCCAATTGCAAGTTGACGTTTCATTGTTGCAAGCCCTCGACACGTTTGTTTACGTCGGCTCGTGGGACGCAAACTCAAACACTCCGACAATTGCCGACGGAGACGGAGGCGCAGGGGTTGGACCCGGAGCGGTTTACCGAGTCACGGTTGGCGGCACTCAAAACCTTGGCTCTGGACCCATAACATTCAATGCAAACGACAAGGTTGTTTACAATTTTTCGGGCGTTTGGGAAAAATGGGACGTCTCCGACGAAGTGACTTCGGTCAACGGCCAAACGGGCGCGGTTTCGCTTGCGCTCGACGACATTGCGGACGTTAACGCTCCGGCGGCTCCTCAATATTCACTTTTGCAAAAAGGGGTTTCGGACTGGGAGACTTTAAACCCAAACGAAACGCTCGACAATGCGGCCTTGACTGGCTCAAATCAAGTTGTCCCGGCAACGGACGGATTTTTTAAAGTCGTTCGTTTAACAAACGCCGGACTCGTTTCGGTCGAGGGAATTGGTTACACTTACGACCAACAAAAAATCATTCTCGTAAACGACACGGGCGTTTCGTTTGACGTCTTGAATGATGCCGCAGCGTCCCCAACTCAAGGCATTATTACCGGGACCGGAAACGATCTTGCGCTCGACGATCAACAAACACTCCTCCTCGTTTACGACGCGACAGAGGCTCGTTGGCGAGTGATTGGCGGGACGGGTGCCGGAGGAGGGGTCGGTTTCCAAGAAGTCCCCGGCGGCCTAATAAACGGCGTAAATACAATTTTTGGACCACTTACCTATACGCCGTCAAGTGACGACTCAATTTTGGTTTTTGTTGACGGAATTGCTCTCAAAAATTCCGAATGGTCGAAGTCTGGGTCGAATGTTGTGCTCTCGGTTGCTCCGGTTTTGGGTCAAGAGGTTTACGTTTATTACTTAACGCAAGGTACAATTGCACCGCCCCCTGTAATTTCTGGAGTCTTAAAAACCGAATATAGGACGTTAACCTTGGGCGAAGAGGTCGCAAAAGCAATCACGCTTTTGCAAACTCCGGTTGCACCGGGCGAAGTATTGTTAGACGTCAAAGGAGGGGGCGCTCAATTTTATTCGGACGACTTCGTTGTTTCGGGGTCAACATTGTCTTGGAATGGACTTGGGCTCGACGGCCTTTTGGTCGCAGGGGACAAGTTGCGGGTCACTTACGTCTATTAACAAAAACAAAGGAGCATAAAAAATGAGTCAAATCATAACGAAATTTATTACCGACTTGGCCGTGACAAACGCAAAAGTTGCGGCGGGAATTGGTGCCGACAAAATTGCGGACGGCTCGGTTTCAAACACCGAATTTCAATACTTGAGCGGAGTCACAAGCGACATTCAAACGCAACTTAACTCAAGACTCGACGGCCTTGGCGTTGCGTACTTTGACACCGATCACACGTTGAGCAACTGGGCTCCGAACGTGCCGGGACTTGTTTTCGACGGGACAACAACGGAGGCAACAACTGCGTTTGCAACTGGCATTGCAATGCTTGGAAACGGCTCGCAAGCGTTTTTAATTATTACAACTGAATTTCAAAACGCTGGCTCAAACAATTCGGCCGACATAAATATTTTTTCGGGCGACACGGTTGCCCCTGCGACTGGCTCGAGCGGCGGAGTTTATATGTATTCGGGCGCGTCGGTTGGACCGTCCGGACCTGCTTATTTGCAATCGGGCTCGTCCTCTGCGGGCTCGTCGGGACTTATTCAAGTTACTTCGGGCAACGCCTCAACCGTTTCCGGCGACATTCAAATTAAAACCGGAGACTCTGCGGGCGGTGACACCGGGGACATTGTTCTCGAAGTTGGTCTTGCGGGCGGCACTCCGGGCGACTTTCGTTTTATTAAAGGAGGAGTCCCGTCGGTTGTCGGTCAAGTATGGACTGCGACTGGCATCGCAGGTGAGGGCTATTGGGCGGCCGCTCCGAGCGGAGCATTTGACCCCGCAACGGACGATTTGATTTTTACAAAATCCGGCACCGCATTCGTCAAAACAGAGGACAAAGTTGGCTCTCCGTCCGAGGAAATAAGACTGGAAACGGGCACGTCCGATACTACGGAAACGGGCTCGATTGTTTTGTATTCTGGAAGTTCTGGCACCGCCGGAGTTACAACCGGGTCGCTTTCTTTGTTTTCAGGACAATCCATTGGAACGGGCGGCAATTCCGGAGACGTAAATTTTGGTTCAAGCATTGCCGACGGCAATACTGGCAATATGCTTTTGCGAACTGGAATTAGCTCCAACGGAGACTCTGGAAATATTTGGATTGACGTCGGGACTGCGGTCAATGGCACGAGAGGAAAAGTTCGAATTACCGACGGCTCCGAGGGCACGATTGGCCATGTTTGGACTTCGACGAGCGTAAACGGCGAGGGTGAATGGGCGGCTCCGTCGGGCGGCGGCACTCACGAGAAAGAGACTTTCACGTTATCGGCCGGAGACATTACAAACCAATATATTGACCTTGCGAACGTCGCAAAAGTTGACTCCATTCACTTTATTGTCAAGGGCGGAGCTCCGACTCTTGAGGGCGCGTCTCACGACTATTCAGTGAACTACACGGGCGGAGCCGGAGGAAATTCTCGAATAACTTTCCTCAATGATTTGGCAACGGGCGGAGCGGCCGAATTGGTCGCGGGCGATATTATTCAAGTCGTTTACGTTTATTAAAATTTGATTTTTAACGGGGCGGACTCTCCGCCCCAATTTTAAGAGGGAAAAAATGGCCGGAAAAATTCAAAGACAAGACGTCAAAACAGAGGCCGAGCTCGTTGGGGCCGGAGCGACAAAAGCCGATTTAATAAACGACACTCAAATTTATGTCACCGCGACCGGAATAAATAAAACTCTCGACGACGCAATTGTTGACGGAGACTTGGGCGGAGGAGGCGGCGGAATTACCGACATGACTTTACAGGTTTTTACTTCGAGCGGCACTTGGAATAAACCTGCAAATTTGCTTTTTATTGAGGTTTGGTGCGTTGGCGGAGGCGGCGGCTCGGGCGGAGCAAGGGCGGCCGTTTCTGGAGCGTCCGCAAGACCGGGCTCCGGAGGCGGGGGCGGATTTACTTACGAAAGAATTCCGGCCGCGTCACTTGGCGCGAGCGTTTCCGTGACCGTTGGCTCGGGCGGGACCGCAGGGGCCGCAACCCCAACAAACGGCGGCACTGGAGGGACTTCGTCTTTTGGCGGATTTTGTTCGGCGGCCGGAGGCGGCGGCTCTCTTGCCGTCAACCAAAACGTGTCCGGGACTGGCAATTCAAACGGAGGGGGCGGAGGCGCTGGCTCCGGAGGAAACATAAATATTTCGGGACAAGCCGGAGGCAATGGAAGTCCGTCAAATGCCGGGTCTGGAATTGGCGGAGCGAGTCTTTTTGGTTTTGGCGGAATTATGGTTGCGTCGGTTGGCACCGCAGGGCAAAACTACGGCGGGGGCGCTGCGGGTCCGGTTGCAACTTATATTTTTTCGACGGCCACAATTGCCGGAGGCTCGGGCGGACAAGGAATTGTCTACGTCAAAAACTATATTGGTTAAGCAAGAGGAGTTTTGAAAAATGATTTATGCAATAATAAATAACGGAGTCGTTGAAAATACCATTGTTGCGGACGAAACTTTTGTCTCTCAAATTCAAATTCAACACGAGGCGGTTGTTCGCATTGACAACCTTGAGCCTCAACCCGGCATTGGTTGGAATTACTCGGCTCCGTCAACATTCACAGACCCTCAACCTCCAATTACAGGGGAATAAAAAATGGAAAACGTGCAACAAATTCTCGACGGACTTTCTCATATTGTTTTCGGACTCGTTATGGTCGCGACAATCATTGTTAAGTTGACCCCAACAAAAGCCGACGACAAAAAACTTGACGAGATTGTTAAAAAAATTCACAAAATAATGTCTTACTTTCCAACCTTGGGCAAAAATCCTCGGACAAGAGAGCTCGAGAAAAAAGAGGAGTCCAATGTTGTTGCCTCTTGATTTCGTTTCGTTTTTAAAAAATCCAATCGGAAAGTCGAAAGACTTTACTTGGGGCGAGGCTTTGTTTTTGCCTCAATGGCAAATTCATTGCTTGCCCGACTCTGCGGAAATTTTTAAAAACATCGAGCGAACGGCCGAGAAAATGCAACTCATTCGAGACATTTTTGGGCAAAAAATCCGAGTCACAAGTTGGTTTCGACCTCCGAAATACAACGAGGCAATTCGAGGAGCCAAGAGCTCGAGCCATATTCGAGGGCTTGCTTGTGATTTTCAAATAATTGGCCTCGACGCAGACTCGGCAAGAGAGAAAATTTTGCCGGAGCTCGAGCGGCTCAATATTCGAATGGAAAACTTTCCGAGAGCGAATTGGGTCCATATTGATTTGAATTGCACCAAAGAAACTCCAAAGAAAAAAGGTTTTTTAAACCGTGAAACTTTCGACGACCCTCTTAAATCAATTGAAAGAAACAAATATTGAGCCAATTCTCGTTTTTCAAATTGACGGAATTGACACTCTTTACGGGTCGAAAACAATAAAAAAAGTTGCTCGCTACGGGGACGAAAATCTTTTTTACGACAATCCGGTTTTTGTTTACGGCGGACTCGTTGCGCTCTCAAATCAAGAGCCTCTCATAACTCTCGACGGGACAACGACGTCAATCAAACAAAACTTAGCTCCAGACAAGGCTCGCGGCACTGGTATCACTTCAATGTCAATTGTCCTCGTCGACATTGACGGAAAGGCGACAAAACTCGCAAGCGGACAATTTGGCGAAATTTTATTTCGGCGCTGTAAAGTTTGGGCTGGGTTTGGTGAGAATTCAAGTTTCACTGAGGATTTTATTCTTTTGTTTCGAGGAGTGATTGAGTCAATTCAGATTGAGCAAGGTAAGGTAAAATTCAACCTTTCAAGTCCGGACCAAAAGCGTCGAGTTTTATTGTTGCCAAAGGGCGACACAAAACTCAATGGCGCAATAAATAATTCTCAAACAACAATCACGCTCGAGTCGGTTGAAAACTTTTTTGTCGTGCCGGACCATCCGGCGTATTCGCCAAAAGACGACGACGTTTTGAGTTACGTCAAAATTGAGGACGAAATCATTCGCTACACTGGAATTTCAGGCAATACGCTAACGGGTTGCACGAGAGGCGAATTTTTCACGACCGCAGTTGGTCACGCGGACCAAGCGCAAGCCGAAACATTTTTTAAAGTTGAGGGCAACGCAATGGAGTTGGCTCTCAAAGTTATGCTCTCGGACGAGGACCAAACGCCATACATTTCTAGCCTTGAGGCAAGCGCCGTCAATCAATTACCCTCTGGCAATTTTCCGAATTCAATTTATTTTGGCGGAATAAATTTCGAAAGAGAGTTCAACGTCCGCATTGGCGACTTTGTTCAAACATCCGGATTTACGCAAGTCGGAAACAATTTTTCCTCTTGGGCGGAAATTGTCGACGTTGTGATTTTGGACACTGGCAGTTATGTCGTCGTCGACCAAACATTGACGGACGAGCCGACTGCGACCGGGACGGTTGATTTTTTAAGTCGTTTCAACTCTCTCGGAAAATTTGGAATGGGACTCAATACCGACGAGGTCGACATTGCAAGACACGATTTTTTAAGACGAAATTTTTTGTTTAATTTTGACTACAGGTTTTTTGTCAAAGACGAAATCGAGGACGGGAAAGAATGGGTTGAGGCCGAGTTGTATCGGCCCGCAAGTTGTTACTCGTTGCCCGCCGACCGAGGAGGACTTTCTCGGCTCTCGGTTGGACTTCACATTGCCCCATTGCCGAATGAAAACATTGTTACCATTTCGCAAGCGAATGTCACTAAACCCGACCGAATTGGCGTCAAACGCTCGGTTAATAAAAACTATTACAACTCAATTTTAACTCGCTTTGAGGACACTCCGGACGAGGAAAGATTTTTTCGGAAAGTTTTCACAGTCTCCGGCACTCCATTTTTGCCAGAGGTAAAGGGCAACAAAACTCTCGTGATTGACTCCAAAGGCTTAAAGGACGACCTCTCGGCGTCAACTCTTGCCAGTGCCGCAAACTCTCGGCTCCTCTCAAGATACGAGAGCGCGGCCGAATACATTGACGGCCTTGAAATTTTATTTTCCTCGGCGGTTACAATCAACGTCGGGGACATTATTATTTTCGACCCAACTGGACTCAATGTCGTCAATCAACTTGAGCAAAATCGGGCGCGACCTCCGGGGCTTTGGGAGGTTGTGAACAAAGATTTGAATTTAAAGGGGCAAGCAAAAATCGACCTCGTCAATACAGCGTTCAACATTGACGCTCGGTATGGGCTTTGGAGCGCAGCCTCAAGACTTCGGACAATCATTTCGCAAACTCGATTTGTGATTGAGGGGCTCTCGGCGTTTCCTAAATTTGGCAATGCGGCCGAATATCGCAAATGGGAAAACATCGAAAATTTGGGCGTGAAAATTCGCTCGAGCGATTGGTCAAATGTTTTTCAAACCGTTTTGATTGACGTTTCGTTTAATACTTTGACCGTTCGGGACGCGGCTCCGTTTCCTTTGACTGCGGGAATGGTTTTGGAGCTCTCAAACTATGATTTTGCAGAGACGACCGAACAACAAAAACTTGTTTACGTTCATTGGACGGACGACGACAATGATTTTGCCGACGGCGGAAAACCTTACGTTTGGATTTAAAAAGGGGACAATAAAATGCCAATTTTGCCAAGTATTCAACATTATTTGACGTCCGAGGAAACGGAGTTTGAGGCTCCGGCGTCCGAGGCGACAATGCAAAACATCGGAGAGGCAATAAACTATTTGAACGACCTTTTTTCCGGAAACTTGGTTAAGTTTACAACTCCGGGCGTGACAAATTGGGTTGTCCCTAATTCAGTTACGAAACTCGCGGTCTTGATTGCCGGAGGGGGCGGAGGAGGAGGCGGAGGCCGAGCTCCGAATAATACCGGAGGAGCGGGCGGAGGCGGCTCGGTGCCGACGTATGGATTTCAAGAGGTCACTCCGGGTCAACTCTTGACCGTAACGGTTGGGGCTGGAGGCTCGGCCGGAGTTGCAAACGGCGGAAACGGCGGAGCCGGAGGAAACTCGAGCATTGTTGGGACGGGCGTCAATTTGATTGTAAGGGGCGCAACCGGAGGGGCCGGAGGAGTGCTTGCTCCTCCGTCAAGCGGCTCATATGTTGCAAGCGGGGGCGGAGCAAATTCCGCCGGAGCATTTTACTCAAACGGAGGAAACGCATCCGCTCTTTATGTTTTGTCCCACACTTTTTTTGCAGACAACGGGCAAAACTCCATTTACGCGCTTGGCGGGACTGCGTCCGCCGGAGGTCCGGGACTTAACCGAGCCGGAGGAGGCGGCGCAGGTTTTGGCAACGGCGGAAATGGAGGCAACAACGCAGTCGGAGGAGCCGGAGGAGTGTCGGCCGGAGGAGGCGGAGGCGGAGGCAACAACGCCGGAGGAGCCGGAGGAAACGGCCTCGTTTACATTACTTGGTACTAATTAAAATGCGAGCTCGGGACGCAAACAATATTCCATTTTGAATTTGCGTCCGGGCCGTCCCATTCGATTTCGATTTCAGTCCCGCAAGAATATTTGACTCGCAAAAATCTTTTTTTCTCGTCGAACTTTGTTTTCGTCTCTTGGTCCTTTTGAGATTTGCAGTAAGGGCAACAATAAAACTCATTTTCGTCAAACGCCATTGGCCTATTTTACAACGACGTTTTGTTTTTCGAGAAGTGTAAGTCCCGAAATCTCGACTCCGTTTTTGAGCACTTTAATAGCCTCGGCCTTGTTGACCTCAACTTTTTGAACGACTCTTGAAAACTCCGCCGGGACAAGACTTTCGTCGACAACTTCGACCGATTGCGACTTTCGCAAACTGAATTTGTGACCGCGCAAGCCCGTGAGCTCTCGAATTCCCTCTTTCTCCATTACGAATTTTGCGAGCTCTTTCATTCTCTCGACCGATTTTTCGAGTTGCTTTTTTCTCTTGTTCAAAACTTCGATTTCGGACTTGACCCATTCAATCTCATGGTTTGCGCGAGAGACAAACGCCGCGCAACGGTCAACTTTCTCGGCTTGCGAAGTAAGAGACGTCTCGAGCAAAACGAGCATTCCCTCTGGCACTTTCTCGCCCGCCTCCTCGTATTCATTTATTGCGTCAACCAACTCGGAAAGCTCTTTGGTTAGCTCAATTAAACTTTCGGACATTTTGACCCCTTGTGATAAAATTTGTTTTGTTATGGACGACGTTTCCTTGCCGTCAAGGACGACGGCTTTTGCATTTTCGACAATACCTTTTTCCTTTTGGGCTCAAATACAAATTTTCACCAAAGTAAGGGTGACCCATTTTGCAATGAGTCTTTCTTAAGTTGTAATGTTTTGTATTTCCATATTTAAGTCGGCCCTTTTTGCTTGCATCAATCATATTTTCTCGCCTTGTGCCAGCAAACAAATGATTTGGATTTACGCAAATTGGATTGTCGCACTTGTGACAACAATCAATATTGTTTTTTATTGGACCATTTATTTGTGAATAAATAAACCTATGAGCTCGAACTGTTTTTCGATTTAAAGAAAACGCCCCGTATTTGCCAGTTTTTCCGCCTTGCCACTCCCAACAATCATTTTTTTCTTTAACCTTAACCTTTGACCAAAATCTTTCAATTGTTGTAATGTTTTCTCTCATGTCAAATAACCATAAAAAAAGAATTGAGTCGGCAATTGCCAAATGGTCGTCCAAAGATTTTGCCAAGCCCCCCCGCAAAAAGTCAAACGACAAGCCCGAGGCAAAATTTGTTTTGGAGCTCCGAAAATATTTAAACGGACTCGGTTGGGACGTAACCATTGTCGAAGCAAAAGCCAATTACAGCGAGAGCGCGGGTCGTTATATGAACGGCGCAGTTGCGAGCGGTTACCCGGACCTTTCTGGCAATATGCCCGACGGTCTTGCGGTTTACATTGAGGCCAAAGCGCCGGGAAAACGCTCAACCATTCGGCCCGCGCAACATGAGTTTTTGACTCGAAAAATTGCGAGCAACTGTTTTGCAATTTGTTGCGACTCAATTGAGTATTTCGAGCGAGTTTTTTCAGAATGGCAAAAGGTCCAAAATAAAAAAGCATTTTTAATTAAAGAGCTCCCCGCTCTTGCCGCTCGGTATTCCGCCGACGACTCTTGGTTTGACGACGAAACCGTTTAATTTTGTTTGACTTCGGCCTCATTAAAATTTCAACTCCGTCTCCGTTCGGAAACCAAATTGTCAAAACTTGAAATTTTGGCCGTTCATTTGAGCAAGTCCTTTCAACAAGACACTCGCCCCAAACAAATCCAAAATTGTTTTGAATAACTTGCATCATTTAAGCCGACCCTCGAAGTCGCAAACAATTGCGTTGAAAATTTCAATCTTTTTGACTCCGAGAGCCTTTGACAATTGAGCAATTCGAGCCTTTGGCCACGGAGCTCCGCCTCTTTCAACTTTCCGAATGAAAGAGGCCGACACTCCAATTTTGTCGGCGAGCTCGATTTGCGAAATTCCTTTCTCAAGTCTTGCGCCCTTTATGAGTTGGCTCGTTTGCGTCAATTTAAACCTCCGTTTTTTCAAACCATCTTGGAAATTGTTTTCTCAAAACATTCTCGAGCGCCCGACTGTATTCAATCTTTGAGCCGTTGAAAAATTCCGGCAAAACTTGAATCACTCGAGGGTCAATTTGTTGCCCCCTTGGGAGTCTTAAATAGGCGACAAAATCCGAATGCGTCGCCAATTTTAACTTGTCTTTTTTTCTGTTAACGAACGCGCAAAACTCTCCGTTTTTGATTGTCTTTAAATCAAGTCCGCCCCTTTTTGCAACTTTACAAAGTCCGTCGTAACCGGAGCGCAAGTCTGCGTTTGGAAAATATTGAACGAGCCGACTCATGAGAATAATTCCTTGAGAGTCTGCGCAATTTCGGCCCTCTCGCCGACGAGCGCAAACATTGGTCGAGTGCGAATTGCCTCCGGAGCCTTGAACTCAACGGGCGACATATATTGTTTGGGTTTCGGCTTTGGTTTTGGCTTTGGTTTCGAGCCTTTTTTAGTTTGTAGTATTGAATTGTCACGGCGCTTGTCCCTCGTCCAATAGCTTGCGCGATGTCTTTGAACTGCATTCCTTTTGCTCTCATTTCCAAAATTGTTTTTTGTCTTGCTCGCTGTATGTTTGTGATTGACCCATTTTTTTTGCTCCTTTGTTTTTTATTTTTCTCATCCCCTTGGTGGGGTTATTTTAAGTCATCCAATCTTTTATGCCGCATTTGGTGCATTTTTCGCCGTCAGAGTTCCAACTGTGCGGTGGACAAGTCGCCTTGCCCTCCTGATTGCGATTGTAACCAAAGACATAATTCATCGTATCCTCGGACCAAGTCACGTCATCCACATTCAAGCCGTATTTATTAGTCGGCATAAATCCACCCTCAGAAACAGATGCCATAACAATGCTTTGAGCCATATAACTTATGTCGCTACATTCTTTGGCAGATGCTCCATGCGGAAAATCTAAAATCAATCTTGTTATTTTTTTCTCATCCATTGCTCAAAACCTCCTCGATCTTGGTTAGGGCTTCACACGCAAACATACGACTCTTAACTTCTTGCTCGCGCCAATACTCCATAAAGCTAGGACCTCCTGTTTTTTGCTCAATCATTTTGTTTTCGCATTGTACTTTTTGAAGCGCCTCAACCGCAACGCGCAGGGCTTCAATTAATTGATCAACCTCAGCAATCGAAGGGTCTACCGTTTGATTACGCTCACTTAATTCTTTTAATCTCTCTTTGATGGTCATTTAAGCACCTCACTAATTCTTTTCTTTGCCTTACACGGCTCACAATCATCCAAGCCACCCAAACTGTGAAACGTCTTATTACATTCGAGAGCGGCAAGTGCGATGCTCAGGGCTTCGGATTGTTTGTCGTAGGCTGAGTATTCAATCAAATGAATTGTTGTCGACTTGTTGGCAATCCATTCCGAATAAGCACCGTGTTTACCAACATCAACATCATAGACTACTCGGATAACGCGCTTGAACTCCCTCGGCTTTCTCTCTTCGATGGTCATGGCTACAGCCCCTCCACATACTCGATCTGAATCACGTCGGCTATCTCGTCGAAGGTGTAGCCAGAGTCGTTGAGCACAGCTAAGGAAATGCATTCTTTTTGGTCGCCGATGATACCTGTCCGCGACTCAAGACCAAGACGATGATAATTTGGTAAATTCGCCAAATTGCCATTACTCAAATTCATCTCTGGAAATATTTCGTCAGCAACACCGAGGCAGCAATACTTGCCGTTATCACAAAGCCATCTGCGCCCCTGCATATATTTCCCACTCCTCAGTGCC